GTTCACGCTTTCAAACTTCGACTGTTCCATAGTTTTATATAGATTCCTTTTATTTCGTGGTATCGGATGTGGTACCACAATTACATAAAAAAAGAGCCTAACTAAAGGCTCTACGCAACCAAAACCAACGCACCATACACAAACACCATAATACCTCCTGCTTTTGCTACCGATTTATTGAACATTTGCAGGAGGGCATATACCCCAAACGCTACACCTACCATGAGTGGAAATACACTTACATAATCCGCAGCATATTGAACAAATTGTTCTTTAAGAAGATACCCTCCTAACTTTGTAACGGGCCCTTGGATTTCAAACATTAGACCGCCGCCTTCATAGCCTGAACGAGAATTTCAAGTACCATTGGAAGCATTTGTACTAACACATAACCTAATCCAGCGCTTTGCATCATCGTGAATCCTTTCTCTTTATTACCTACCATAACGAACAGAGCGCCACCTAATACAACCACCGTAGCTATCGGATATGCTAAAGCCTGAACCAAAGTAACTAACGGATCAAAAGCGCTCACCATCTTTCCGTACAAAGCTTCATTAGCAGCGAATACAGGTGTTGCTTTCCATAGTGGCGCTGTAGCCAAAGGAACTAATGTTTCTGGATGAAATTTATTAGGCTTTTCAACCTCACCATTCATAAATTCAGATATGCTCATAACTTCCGTTTTCATGTTGTACACTCCTTATTTTAAGTCTTGTTGTAAGAACACTTTACAATCTAACCCTTCACACAATTCTTCTAACTGCTTCTTGCGGTTATCTGTGGTTGTTACCCAATACAGAGTAGGCATTCCTTTAAATACATTGCGCTCGATTAATCGACGGTACTTCTTAACTTTAGTTCGGTTCTTCTTCATCGTTTGAGTGTGATCAATCTCCACCAGGTTGTAGTGATCTGTCTGGAACATGGAATCTGTAACGACTGTGATTTTTTCTTTTCCTTTGCTGATAATCCGTATTTCATTTTTCCATGTAGAAGGACAGTTTAAATAAATGTATAAGTCATTCCTCATGAGATAGTGGTTAACTGTACTTGTTTTCTTTCTAACCTTGTCAGAAGCTACTCTATCCCTTCCTTTATGGTTGAGGTAATATATGTTCTCTCCGTCTTGAAAAACGCTCACAAAGCTCTCTATTTGTTTCATAACACGTAATGTGTTGCGTTCGCTTTTCAATCCATGTAATGTTTGTATCTGACTTCTTGAAAGATAATCAAGCTTCTTCAAAGATTGCAGAATCCTCTCCTCTCGTTCCAGTTGTTTTATCTTGGTGTGGTGCATCCTCTTTCCTCCTTCTGTGAGGGGAGATGATCTGTTCAATTAATTCATCATCTATATAATAGCCTTGAATTGTTTGGCAGCTGTTCCGTTTATAAATTGATCTCCCTTGGATCCAACCTAAGTTTTCAGCTCCACCTTCATCCAATACCACCATACTAGCTGTTGAAGTGTCACATGACAGGGCTATTCGTGTAGTGAGGTTTCGCTTAACCTGGGAGCTGACGGTTTCTCTTGTTGGATACTGCGTGCTATATAGAAGGCGTATGCCACTCGCTCGACCACGCCTTGCTATATCTTTAATAAAGCTCTCACATTGGACTTTCAACTCTTTAATGTCTTTGTCTTGCTCACCTTCGCTGGATAACTCCGCACTTTCATCTATAATGACAAAATGGCGTTTCTTCATGCCTAACTGTTTTACATTTCGTTTCTTTTTCCGTTTAAGCAAATCGAATGTATCGCTCATTTCCACCTTTACTTTCTGCAATGCTTCAGCAGCACTCGGAACATCACTAGCAAATCGCTTCACTTGTTTTAAATCCTCGTAGATCCCGAACTCTAAACCGCCTTTCAAATCAATAAGTGTAAACTCTACATCTTCGGGTGCGTTTTTAATTAATGTAGCAATGATCACATTTAGATACGTGCTTTTTCCCATATCCGTAGCTCCACCAATCAACATGTGAGGAGCATTTTCAAAATTGTGTTTCACTTCACTTTTCATTGTTACACCTAAAGGAATATGCCACTTTTTGCACTTATGGATATGTTCTAAAGTTAATGGATAGTTCATTCCTACACCTTCCTCATATACACGCATTTTGAGCATTCCGTCATACTCCATTTCAATTTGCTTATCTAATGGCTTACGATTATTGATGAGCTGCTTAACCTGTTTAGGTACATTTCCTTTCCAATCCATCTTTTTGAGGTTTTCAATGTTGAGATCAGGGCGACTTTTATTATTAAGTCCATCTATGAACACTTGTTTTTTATCTTCAAATTCTTTGAACGACAGACCTAATGGAATCTTATAAACATACTCGATATGGTTTTTGTCTTTTCGTTTTCGGAATAGCCGGATCTTTTCTTCTTTCGTATAGAGTCCTAAACTTTCTGCTATCTTCTCAATCTTTTCATGGTCCTTTGATTGCGAATGTTGAAAATAATAAGATCCACCCATCACCCCTAGCATGGTTCCAGTTGAGATAATTTCAAAGATCACACCGCCACCCCTCTCCTTAGTATCCGTATAGGATAGTTGCTTGTAATCAGAACATAAGGAATGCTACTTTATCCGTTGATAGATCCGCTTTTCTCACGTACCGATTCACGTAAACGATCCGCACATGAAACCGAATACTCATGGACTTGCATGAGTTTTAGTAAATCCTCTGGAGTGTACCCCAGGTTCTTACAGGCTTGAATTACATCTTCCCACTTCATAAAATCTCCTCCTATATAAATGAATTAATATCCGTTTCAGGCTCTTGTGGTTCACTTTTTAGCGCTGGAGCACCTTCCATATCCCGAAACACTAAAGCCTTCACATATGCGCTGAAATTGCCTACAGAATTGCAATAGTCAAGTATGCGCTTCTGGTGGTGATCATCTTCATTAAATCCAATGCTTTTTACTTTGATCCCCATAATTGCTCACCTATCCTATAGAAGCCTAATGCGTTCGCTAAGTCTGGACGATCTACGACACGAAAGCCTAAATATGGCTGCATGATTTCAGCTCCACCGCCTAATAAATACACGTTATCTTTCCATTCCAGATCAATCATGACGTTTCGTATACTTTCTGCTATGGCTTCGTAATTGTGATCAAGATTCTCTAATCCTTTGGGTACAGTATCGCTTGATTCATTGATAAATCGTCCGTTTTTCATCGTGGCAAAGTTAATGGTTCCTGATCCTATATCAATGAAGTGAACAATACCTGGCATCGGGTGAGCAAAGTAAGCGCCAGCTCCTTCTGCTGCAACCGCTACCTCTCGAATACGAATGGTTTTCTGAATGCCATTTACCGTAATGGTGTGAGAACCTTCCAACATATCCTTGATTCGTGCCTTATCTCGGCTGTGCTTACTGATCGGTTGCCCAACAACTACATTTACATTGTTCGCAGCAAACTGGTGTAACCCGATTAACAGCCTTATAAGCGCATCTTCATGTAGTTTAGAATCTCCTCTCCTTCCTCGATCTAATGAATTGCGTTCATCCTTTGCTAACGTGCCAGCTAATCCTTTTCGGTCGCCATATTCAAATATGAAATCGTATTTACGAAGGTCATTTTCTACTTTTAATTCTCGATAAGGGATAATGTCGGATGGGAACATTTCTAGTGTGGTGGGAGTGCATATCTTCGTTTGGTAGTTACCCCAATCTACACCTACATTCATAGGTTATCCTCCTTTATTATGTGGTTAATAAATCCCCTCGGTTTGAGTGAGAATTATTAACTGTTTAATAAAGTATATGGGCGCTTAACTAAATATTGTCTGTCCACGCTAAATTAGTTCTAGAAAAATCGAAAAAGATTAAAGAAGGATAACGAAGTAGTGTGTGGAATGTATCTATAGGTGATGATATGAAATGTAGAATGAATGAATTAATTGAGGAAAAGGGATATAAAAAGAAATGGGTTGCTCAACAATTAGGGGTTAGTGCTGATGTGCTATCCAGGTGGATCAATGGAAGAAGTATGCCCTCATTAGAGAAAGCCTTTCAACTTGCGGAGATATTGGAGTGTAAGGTTGATGATCTGTACATAAAAAAACGACCCCCACCAATAAAGTGAGGGTCTAATTCTTATAAGATATTACATGAATAGTTGAATCTGTTTAATGATTGATTTGTCGTTCGTATAGTGGACTTATCTTCGTCTAGCAATTCTCCATCTTCATCATAAAACTTCAACTCAACCTCGTATTCTGTTCCTGATTCGAGATCACCAATGATGTGTGGCTGAAAGTAAATGTCTTTTTCACTTTGAAATGTTTCCTGTAGTTCTCCATCTACATATAACTTGATATGGTCTAAATCCTCATGTTGATAACGGATGTAAATTTCTGCGCTGTCTGAACTTGGCATAAACCCTATAGCAGCAAAAGCACTTGTCGGAAAAGAAAGTAAAACAATCGTAAGAATAAGTAATTTTTTCATATTTGAAAACTCCCTTCTTACCTCCATTGTATACCATTTTTCCATAAAAATCCCTATTTTTTAGAAATTTCTTTATTAAATCTATGAAGCATTACCCATAATTCTTGTCGTGTGACTGTATCTCTAGGGCGAGAACCGTCAGAAATACCTTGTTCCATAACCCATTCTTGAGCTTCGTGAGCGAAACGATCCGCTTTCACAAATTCATCTTTTTCAATGCCTTTCTTCCATACATCAAAATGAGGAAGTAGGTTCTTAGGGCATATTTTACCGCTCCAGTAGTTGTGTGTGACCACATTTTCTGGTGGAATAGAGTGTTTAACCATAAGACGCTTCACAAGTTCTCTAGCGTTGTCTAATGCCTTTTGATAATCCCCATCTTCATTCACACATATTTCAATATGAATGGATTCGTTATTACCTTTCGTAGATCCAGCAGCCCAACATCTAACATCGTCAGGGAAGGATTGAATAATCTCTTTATCATCTACCTGGTACTGCCAACTTGCTTCACGATCATTATAGTTAGATTGAATATTCGCATGTGCTTGTGCATCAGCTCCACGGTTTGTGTTACCCGTTTCGTGGATAGTGATATAGTTCTTTTCATTTCCGTAACCATATGAACGTTCTGAAATAATTTTAGGAGATACGATCTGTTGTTTGACCTGCATTATTCGTCCTCCTCATCTTTGAAACCTTGTCCTTTAGATGGATTGCTGATAACACCAAGCGCCACTAATACAGCTAGTGCAGCATCTACATAAGATTGATATTGTTCAGGAGCTAATAACCCCATATCGTTCACGAATAATCCAACCAAAGAACCTAGCGCCACATATAAACCGTAGTTTCTCCATTTAAGATTCATTATGAAATCCCTCCAGTCGTTAATAATCCTAATAACCCCATAATCACAAAACCAATAATGATTCGTAATATCCATGTTGTGTTGTTCTTGATGCTTGATATATCTTCCTTAACGTCTTTAATATTGGATTCAGCAACCGCTAAACGTGTCTTTATATCTACGTTATCTTGTCTAATGTCCTGCACATCAACCTCTAATTTGCCTACTCGGTGTTCCATGGCATCACCACCTTGTTGAGTTTGCATCTAAATCCCCCTATGATTAAAAATTGCATTGTGCTAAAGTGTATACTAACCTCTCACTCTCCCTATGAAGTGAGGGGCTAGAGGGAGCCTTAATCTCCCTCGTTTTCCCATAATAAAAAGCGCACCCTTTAGGATCCGCTGTGATACGTTGATTCGTGATCTGCTATTGCGCTATCAATCATATTTTGTACCTCTGTACTTGTTGTGTACTCTGAATGGGAATGAGAGCTTGACGCAAAGTTGTTTGAAACCCATGACTCTGTAGCTACACTGGATCCATTCAAAAGCAATGAACCCAATATATATAATGGATCAGCGTCAATGATTAAACGGTCACTTTCTGCGTACATTCGTCCTCTAAACCCAACACTTGATTCATATAGTTCTAACATTGGTCTAGTACCCATGCTTGTGTATTGGTTGTATAATCGTGCATAATCGTTGCCATACAATGATTGAATTAATCCTTCAATGGTTGCGTTAGTGGCTTCTAATTCACCGTTACTATTAACTGTGAATGTACCATTCCCAATACTGATTGAACCGCCATTGAAGCTAGTACCACTGATATTTGATGCTTTAATATCACCCTCGAATGTTCCACTTGTAGCCACCATGTTACCGTTGCTATCTACTGCAAAGGTGCCATTCCCTATATCGACTGTTCCACCAATAATGTCATTACCTTCTACTGTGCTACCTTTAATGGTGGAAGCTTCAACTAATCCTGTGAACGTAGCATTACCTTCTGTGTCGATGTACACAACGTCAGTATAGTTCCCCTGACCATCACCTGATTGGATTGTGATACCTTCTGTAGCATTAAAGATCGCTCTTGCTTTCTTATCACTACGTTCAGCAACGAATCCATTTTCAGGGCCAACACTCACACCATTGTAAACCGAATCTTTTTGTACCTTCTCTTGCTGGATCACGGTTAACTCATCAGCTATCGTTTTCGTTCGGTTCGAGAGCTCCACTTGAAGATTACGTTTGTCTTTTGGATCGTACTCTAATGAAACTACACGTAACTTAGCGTTAATGCCTAGTTCATCATCAATTACTTGTTTGTAATCTCCTAGTTCCAGAGATTCAAAGTTTTTCACATCGGCATATTCATCTAATTCAGCGATATTAACCACATCAACTTCATAACTCACAATAGGATTACCTTGTGCGTCCTTCTCACGCTTATCTATGGTTTTGCGTATGCCTTTAAGATTCTTGCCTATTCTCAATTGAGATCCATTGTCTAGCCCTCTGGAATTTAAAAGGGAAACCTCGTACCCGTTGTACGATAGTTCCCCATTAAAAGCAGCTGCTATTTGTAATAAGATTTCACGTTTGTTGGTTCGCTCATTAATGCTGATTGTTGAGCTTCCACTTGGTTCTACCGTTCCTACTGTAAATGGTGTATCTGTGAATAATGCAGTTAGGTGATCGGATACTGTACCACTATTTGCGAAGTTATCTAATTCATGATCAATAAGCTGATAAGATACATGCTCGCACGAAAGATTGTAGTATAATCCTTCACCTGTGTTCTCTGAATCTAATGTGGCAACTTGGAATCTGTTGTCTAGCTCAAATTCATCATCAGCAGTGATCGGCTTATCCTCGTCAATAATAGCTGAAAAATCGAGCGTGTATTCTCCGTTAATTTCTTCTCGGATTGTAGGTGATATTTCGTTGATGAAAGAAGGATTACTGGATATTACTTTGAGCACTTCATCACCTCCTAATAAAAAAGACACCCTTGTTAGAGTGTCTTTCTTGTTATTTGAAACCTTTTAAGGTTTTGTGATCTGCGTAATATTGTTCTGCTTTCAAACGCTCTGATTTAGCTTCTTCTAAAGTCTTGAAAGTACCTAAGTTTAATTGCAATCCATCACGCCTTATAGCTGCCTTGTAGCCATATTTATATTTTGATACCCCGGTTACGCCCGTTTTATTACTCTTAAACAATCCTTTATTTTGGTTTTGAGTGTTATAGTCAACCCATCTGCAATTATCAGGACTGTAAGGTTTGTTGAGATCAATGCGATCTATGGTTAGATTGTCTTTGTATCCGTTTTCCATAGACCACTTATAAAAGGCGGTATAATCGTTCTTCCATTCATCTACAACATAAACACCTTGGGCACCGTAACGTTCGTAGTTTTCCGCTTTAGGATTAGAACAACGTTTATTCATTTGGTACCAGATGCCGTAAAGTCTTTTGTTTTCCATAATGATACCTTTATGAGCGTATGCTTTACAACCACAACTTCGATCAGCTCTTGGTCTTGCTTTATTAGGAATTAATTGTTTATGAGGTAAAACCTTTATATTCCCACAATCACACTTACATAAATAAGATTTGCGTTGCTTGCCATTTTGCTTCACTTCAATTATTTCTAAATGACCAAGTTTCAAACCAATAGGTAACAGCTCTTTTTCATTTGGTTTCATACCGCACCGCCTTTTATGTTATTACCTAAATTATACCATATAAAAGGCTACTTCACAATATTAAATATTGCGTCATTGAGTTGTACAGTATGATCCTACTCTCTACTACACTCCCAAGCTAAAACAATGTTATCTGTTCCGGCAATAGGTGGTGTTATGAAATACACATCTAAATATGTGTTTCCGTGCTCAATAAAACGTATTTCTGCATCTCCTGCGTTAGCGCTAGCTGGAGCTACTGAAAAATAAGTCGGCGTTTCAGGTGAGAGACCATGAATAATTCTAAATAGTTTCGTTGAACCGTCACCACTAAACGTCGCAATCCCTTTTTTATTTTCTATGAAGGTCATGGCATCTGCGTTCAAATTATGCCTTGCAATATTGGTTCCACCGTCTGACTCCCTTCCTAGAACTACCACTTTAGCCGAACTAGGAACCTTAACATAGTTATTTTCAACAATACACTTTGTCGGTTGATTGTTTTGAGTGGAGTGTTTTTCTATATTTATACCTCTTGGGGAAGTACCGTTAGATATAACTCTATTACCTTTAACGATACACTCTGTCATTCCTTCATTTCTTAAAATTATCCCCCACACAGATAAATCATCCATACCAAAATCAATAATTTCATTATCTTTAATTGTCACAGAACCTATTGGATAACCTTCTATTCCGCCATGAATACCTTCTAATGTTACATTACAAATAGTGTTATGATGGATTTCGCTATCGTATAAATCTATTAATCGGATCCCATATTTACCTGTTCCATCACCATTAATTAAGTTATCATGCACGTTTAGTTTAAAACCTGCTAAATAAATACCAAATTCCCCTGCTGATTTTATTATATTATCTGAGGCAATGGATTGGTAAACGCCTGACAATCGTATCCCGTGATGAAAGGGATTATAGATTTTATTACCTGTTACAATAACATTTGACGGATAGGAAATAACCTCTATACCATGTCCACTAATTGTGTCAAACACTTTATTATTTTGTATATAAATATCCTCTGTGTATACTGTATAAGTTTCAAGAGCTTCCCCTCTATTTGCAGAACCACCATAAACCTCACCATAACCATCTACACGAATACCGCTATCATTAGCATTTTTCACTACACAATTTCGAATAGTTACGTTTTTTGCCCACGAAACATAAATACCCCTTGATTCACCATTACTACTTGGTGCTTCGATGGTTAATCCATCAATCACTACATTTTCTAATTGTGCAAGATCATTTCTTATATTAATAGCTGACGATTCCATAGACGTTCCAGCAGGGAATTCCCCTTGTGCTTTAAGCGTTCCTGTTCCTATTAGTTTTATATTAGATTTCATTTTAAGGGAAGCCGTATAAACAAAAACATAACCATCAGGAACATAGACAGTCCCACCACCTAATGAAGCTACGTGATCGATGGTATCTTGAATGGCTACTGTGTCATCTGTAACCCCATCACCAACAGCGCCTTTTTCCCTAACATTAACACCTATCTCATTTAGATAATTCATGGTTTCGGCCAACTGCGTCGCATGATCTTCATGCTCAGCATCTAATCTTTTCTTTAATGTGTCGTATTCACTACCATCAGCATCCACTCTAGCTTGCGCTGCTTCTAAGCTCGAATCTCCTTCTACCACAGCTGTATTAAACTCTGTTATCAGGTCATTTATCTTCTTATATCCATCTATAAGCATATCGGTATTTGTTAATTTATCAGCCATTCAATCACTCCTATAAATACTTTGGCTTTATCTTAAAATGAATATCTACATTCATATTCGTTCCAGTTACGCTTACATCATTGTCACCAGTGAGCAAAGTTATAAAGTCGCCACTCATGCTATTCAGATAGTTAACTCCATCTTTGGTGACTACCCATCTATCGTTATCCACCGTTATTACTCCGCTAAATTGACCGAAAGAAAAACTCTCCCCATTTGCGGAAAGAGTCAAACTGTCTGCTGATCCATCTATTTCAATCAAAGGTTTTAGCTCAACTGTGCCAAAGTTATCGACAACTAATGTTGAATCACTTGTAACCGTAAACTCGTAATCTCTTTGTGGACTAATATCTGATTGCATCGGTATATCATCACTGCCCCAGGTGACGTTGTACATTTCTGTGATGAATTCAGCCATGGGATCAAAGGCTGTAAGAGGTAACGTGAATTCGGCAGTTTGTAGTAGTCTGTTGATTGGAACATTACCGCTATAACGCACCCAATATTGTTTGTCTGGCTCATGATCAAAGGTGAGTTTCACTTTCTTGGGTTTACCCTTGCGATCGAGTAACACGCTCATGAACTCCCTTAAATTGCGCTGAATCATGTGTCTGTCATAGTTGATATACCCAATCGGAAATTCAAAATTACGGTTTCCGTAATCGCTACCAAAGTAGTAGGATCCATCATCACCCACCATTTGTGCTGTATAATCTCTTGTTTCAGGGAAAGGGTGACTATGACCTGTCAAAGGAATTAATCCCCATGTGGATGGTGGTTGATCGTTTAATTTAATCATTGTATCCCTAACCCCCTTTTACGTGATTGCGTAATATTGTAGAATTCTCTTGCTAATTTCTTGATGTCATTGTCACTACGGATCGTGAAGTTAGCACCATCAAACATTTTTTCAAAGTTCATCATGGATTGATTGCTAGATGATGAATTAACTCCGTTTACATCGGCTTGAGGTGTATCAGGAACAGAAGCACTCGCCATCTTTCGTCCGGCTTTCGCTACTCTGTCGCCCATAGATTTAATACCTAACTCCATACCTTCACCTGTGTTAACACCAATCTGTTGAAACACTTTAGAAGGAGAGTTAATGCCTAGTAGGTTTTTAGCACCATCGACAGCACCGCCTACAGCATCTTTGGCAGCGTTCGCAATATTGCCAGCCATATCCTTAATACCGCTGACCATGCCTTGCATCATATCTATTCCGATTGATTTCAAGTCAACATCTCGGAAAAAGTCCATGACCTTGCCCCAAATGCTCTTAATTGTATTCCAGATATTGTCCATTTGGTCAGAAACAGCTTCTTTCATTCCTTCAAAGTCACCGGTAAGCAATGACTTAACAAATTTTAGACTGTTCTTGAAGGTGTCTTTAATGAATCCCCAAACATCTTTGATAATACTCCAAACTGTGCTGAAATATTTATCTACGGTATCTTTAATCTGTTTGAAGTCTAATCCTAACTTGTCAGAGATCCATTTAAGTGAAGCATAGAATACATCTTTAATAAATCCCCAAACTTTCTTAATAACACCCTTGATAAGATCCATCTGTTTAGATGCCGCTTCTTTCATACCTTCAAAATCTCCGGTAAATAGTGCTTTTAGAAAGTCCAGGGCATTTTTAAACGACTTCTTAATAAACTCCCAAACAGTATCCACCATATTCTTAAACCAATCTAACTTCTTGTAAGCTAACACAAATCCGGCTATTAACAATCCTATAGCAACAACAACCCCGGCTATAATACCTACAAGTGGAGCTAGTCCTATACTTAATGCTCCGGCTATCGAAACAAGACCACCTATAGCCGAAATAACAAAACCAACAACAGCGATAAGTGGTCCTAACGCAGCCGCAATAGCGACTACTATTCCAATGACCTTTTTACTTTCCGGGCTTAGATTATTGAACCAATCAATCAATTCACGCACTTTGTCTGTGATTTCCGTTACGATCGGTGCTAGCGTTTTACCTAATTCAGCCATAGATTGCTTAAACTCCGCTTGGCTTTCTCTCGACTCAACTAATTCTTTGTTATTCTCACGGTACTTTTTATTTACATCAGCAAGACCTGTATCCGCTAATGCTTGCAATGCGTAATTTTGTTCGTTTCCGTTTTCCTTTGCTTTGGCTAATCCTTCGTTAAATGTATCTAAATCAGTTCCCATACGCTCTAACAATTCTGCGAATGGCCCAACTGCCTTTCCGGTCGATAGGGTTTCTTGCAGTCCATCAGCCATACCTTCTATTTTCATCGTGTCAGGGAATTTAACAACCGCACCGCTTAAAGCATCTACCGCTTTCGTCATGCCTTGTTCATCAAATCCAGAAGCCATTAAGTTAGAAAGTGCTTCTGCGTTAGCATTCGCATCTTCATTGACTCCTGATAATTCAGTAAGTCGATCTTTCATTTTCTTTGTACCTAATCCGGCGTTTTCAGCGTTCGTTTCAAGTCGCCCTAACGTTTCTCGGAATTCCTCTGTACTTTCCGTAACAGCAAACATTCCACCGATAATAGGTGCTGTCATTGATGCAGTCATAGTGCCGCCTACATCTTTTGCGCCTTTACCTATACCCTTCATCTTACTTCCTGTTTCTTTAGCAGCACGCCCGAACTTCTTCATCTTGCTTGTGGAGTCTTGGAGTTTCTGTTCAAAGTGTTCAAGTTTGCTTTCCGTTTCAACAATTTCTCTTTGGAACGCATCGTATTGAGATTTATCAATCTTACCTTCCTTAAATTGCTTATCTACATCTTTTTTAGATTTTCTTAACTTATCTAATTTATCTGATGTATTTTCAACTTGTTCAGCTAGTAATTCTTGCTGCTGACGAACGAGGTCTGCGTTGCCCGGATTAAACTTTAGCAAACGTTGTACATCGTTTAATTCCGACTGAAGGTCACGACTTTTCTTATTAACACCACTAAGCGCCTTTTCCAACCCTTTTGTTTCACCATCAAGTTCAATCGTAATACCCTTGATTCTTTTTGCCATGATCTCACCTCCTTAGAACGAGTCAAAGTCTGACTGGCCAGCTTGCCTTTTCTTTTCTTCATCAGGTTTCTTACGCTCAACATATTCCTCAATGTAATCCAAGCACATACCAATGGTCATAATTTCTAAATCGTCATAATTAAGACCACACTCTTTTGTCATAAATAAAAAAGAGTCAGTGGTGATTGGATCACCGCCCGACTCTTTATTGTCTATTTTTTTTTAGATTGTAAGGATTGTGTGAGTAATTCTTGTAGTTCAGGCAAGATTTCAAACAACGGAAATTCATCGAATGTATCAAGCCACTCTAAAGGCTCTGGAATAGAATTGTCCGCTGTTTTTGCCATAACCCAGCAGATATTATAGAACACTTCCATATCTAAGGTTTGTAGATCCTCATAAGTGGGTTCGCCTTTAATTCGTGTTAAGCTTTCCATCTTCATGAGGTCTGTGAAATAGTCACTGCCAAACTGCTTTTTATACCGCAAAGGAGTGGATCCTTTTGATTCAAACTTAACTTGCTTACCATCAATCGTTAGTGTTTTTTCCAATCAGATCACCCTCCTATGCAGTAGTGAAGTTCGTTACGCTATTTTGTTCAAGGCTGTTCCCGGCAAGATCCTTAACATTCTTAGTAGCAATCGCTGTGTAATCTGTTGCTGCTGCAAGGTCAGAGTCAGGTGTAAATGTAACCTCTGTTTGATCAGCGTTAACAGACAACGCACCTGAAACCTCTGTGCCACTAGCATCATTAAGGAAGAAGTTTGCACCACTAACATCAGCTTCACGGATTGCTTCGGAGAATGTCCATACAATAGTAGTAGTAACCGCTACAGTTGTACTTTCATCAGTTGGTGATACCGTTACTGTTGGTGGTGTAGTATCTGCGTTTGGCTCATATACAGAATCGTACCAAGCATCATATACCGCTGTTGTTGTATTAGCAGTAGTTTTCGTTTTAACCGCCTTATCTGTTTCACGTGGACTAGATACGAATGTTAATTCATTAGCATTAGGCTCTACGGATCCAGTTTTAGTTGAAGAAGAAACTGTTGGACGGTTCGCTGTGCAATTATAAAGCACATGTCGTGTCGCCTTTTGATCTCCATCAAACTCGAATAAAAGAGCGAATGATTTAGGTTTTGCGTTTGCTTTTTCGATAAGCACATTGTCTGCGCTACCTTTTTCCTCACCTAATACCTCTACCGCAAACTTTTCTGGAATATTTG